AGTTTATGACAACTTCCGATGCGGGACTTGGTGGTGATGTCGTATTTAGTCCTGATGGGAAGCCTTTATTTATTTACGATAATGTCAGTGGAACTTGGAAAATATTAGTAAAATGAAAACGATGAAAATTTCTCTGATTCTTTTAATAGCAACCTTTGCCGTTGCCTGCGGGCAGAAGGCTGATGATACCTTTGATAAAGTCATAACTTTCAACTATGGCTTCAGGTTCAGTCCGACAGGGCAAATTTATACCTCACTGCCCTCTATTGGTGCAACATATTGGAATGATGTTCTTAGCAAGCCGTTGAACTTCCCGCCCATTGCACACACGCACGACTATACTACCGACTTGACGAAATTGCCGGGTACGATAGAATTAGCGGAAGCCATTGAACAGTTGGGATATTTACCTATCCCGGGCAAAACAACAGCAGAGATCAACGCTATTGTGGTTTCTGCGGGCAAAAGTGGGATAGTGAAAGACGCAACGCTTGATTGTTATAAAGTTTGGTCAAATGGTGCGTGGAGGATAATTCCAACGACAAATTAAATGGTTAATTACTATAATCAATGACATAACAATATCAATATGATCTACAAAGCAATCTTCACAACCGAATCCTTACCCGTGCTGGGTAGTATAATAGGAGCACTGTCACAGATAAGTAAATTCATACCCGAATGGAGTGCAGTAACTTCGCTGATAATACTAACTATCGTGGGCACCCTGACTGGTTATGGACTCAAATTGTTATTGGATTGGCTATTTTCAAAAATTAAGAAGTGATGATAAATCTTAATTTGGAGCGGAAATATTTTAAAGATACTTATACGATAGGCAGGTTAATGCTCGAAGGGAAATATTTCTGTGATACACTTGAGGACAAGGACATGGACTTGAATAAAGATGGAGATTTAGCCGATGAAGGGGAAGGAAAAGTATTTGGAGAAACAGCCATCCCATATGGGAGATACCATATTAAGGTAACATATAGTTCTAAATTCAAAAGATTATTACCTTTGATCCTTGATGTATGGGGATTTGTCGGGATCAGGATCCATCGGGGACGTTATCCGATTCATACTTCGGGTTGTGTGCTGGTAGGTGAAAATAAGATCAAAGGAGGCCTGATTGATTCGGCAAGTTACGAAGAACGACTAACGAAAATACTGCATAACTTTCAACTTAAAGGAGAGGATATTTATATAAATATAATTTGAAATGACACAAGCGAATTATATGCAGATATTAAAACAAAGTCATGAAGAAAAAATGGCAATGTTCATGAAATGCACTAAAAAGAAACTTGCAGAAATGCTTATTACTTGCAATGATCTTCTTGATAAAAAATTGTTGAATGTTCAATATATTGAGGATAGATCAGCCGAAATAACCTTTAATGATGGTTTGGACGATTAAAAAAATAAGGAGATGAAATGTTCAGAAGTTTATAAGTGGTATATGCGTTACAAGTCGGTAAAAACCTTTGTGTTAAAAATAATAAGTTCATTCTGGTTTTGGTTAGCAATAATTTGTTTACTTTTACTTTTTGGTATCTTTGGATTAAAATATTTGTAAGATGTGCTGGAAGAAGATTCTCGATTGCTTTAAACCTGATCCCGTTGTCCCGATAACAGGCAATAAAGTTGCTTTGCTGTTTGCCATTGATGATTATTATGGAACGCAAAATGATTTACCTGATTGTGTTCTGGACCAAACTCATGTTGCAGACTTTATTGCTAAAAACTATCCTGAATTTATAGTTAAGAAATTCAAAAACTCAGAGGTTACAAGAAACAATTTCAAGAGTGCTATTGTAGCACAGTTGGCAACTATGCAATTAGGAGACATCTTGCTTATCTATTATAGTGGACACGGGACGAATGGTCCTGATGCAAGCGAGCCTGATGGTTATAGGGAAGGACTTTATTTATATGATGGTACTTTCTGGGATGATGAATTTACAACTATCCTACAAAACATTTCAGCAGAGGAAAAGGTCATTATTGTTCTTGATAGTTGTTTTGCTCAAGGGTCAACTACTCCGAAGAATAGTAAGTTAAGAAAGCCGAGGTTTGTTCATACTCAGGAGATAAGAAAGAGTGCGAAAAGACTCAAGACTATCCTTAAATCAGATACAATGGATTATATTGTATTTGCAGCCTGTCAGGAGAATCAGACATCTTCAAGTACTGGAAGAGGGGGCGTATTTACATTGCATTGGGTTGAGGCATGGAGAAGGCACTATACATATCGCCAATGGAATTATATGACAACACAATTACTGAGAGATGATAATGAAACACAGATACCAAATATTGAAGGTGATGAAAATTTGATGGAACAAATAGTATTAACCTAAAAATTAAAGAAAATGAGTGCATTAAAAAACCTTTACAATCGGAATATTCCTACAAGGAACTTGATCTCCACAATTACAGGCGCAGTTGTACTTGTAATATCGGGGTTCTCTTTATTTGGTATTCTTACAGCGGAACAGGCTGCAAGTCTTACTCAATATGCAACAGCTATTGTTACAGCAGTTGCAGGAATAATTGGTTTATTTTATGTAGTTGATCCAGCATGAAAAAGCTATTAATCATTTTGTTTCTGGCAATAGGATTGTCAGGAATGGCGCAAAAGCCTTTAAAGGCGTTTTTAAGCCCTGTGCCGAATGACCTCTTTAATACGATACAAACTATTGACAGGGATATTACAGTTGATCAGAGGTCGTCTGTGTGGCTTCTAAGGCCATCTTTTACAATTACCGCAGTACAGTGGAACTGGGATAAGGTTGCAAAGCAATTTAATGCAACGGCTTTTCAGAGTGCAGGAATTGGAATTGGATGGAATCACTACACAGAAGTTAATGGGTTGCCTTTTAATAACTATGGTGTAAATGCGCTTTTGTTACTTGGTACTGATATTTCAGCCGGGATAACATTTAGCGGATTAGGTATTTTCAATTTCGGTGTAGTTTATAATTTCAATCTCAAACAGCCGGGATTGCTTACAGGAATACAGATTAAATTTTAAGTTTTTTTCATGGTTGGTTAGTTTAGGGTTAGGGGCAGGCGTGGTTCCCTGCTCCTTTTTTATTTGTTTATATCAAAATAGTTATTATCTTTGTCATTGAATATAATATTCTGTGTCGGCAGAAGGAATAACGATTTAAAACCTACCGGGGAGTAAGAGCCGACACTCTGAAACTCGGTAGGTATTTTTATTATGAATAAGATTATTTATATGGATATTGAATTTAAAATACCTATTTATCCGAGCAAAAATCATGCTTATCATGGATATTATTGTGCCGACAAAATAAATACTGCTTTTAGATTGAATAAAATTAAAAAACAACCATGCGAGATTTGTGGTAGTCTTGAACATATCGAAAAACATCACGAAGATTATAATAATCCATTAGATATAAGGTGGTTGTGTCGGGTACATCATTTGGATTTACACAAACTATTTAGACATATCAACAAACAACCTTGTTTAGAATTATTCTAAATTAAGGAGGATATTAAAAATAATTGATAAAATGTATTAAGAATATTAACAATACTATTTATATTTACAATATCAAAAATTATAATTATGGCAGATGAAGTTGGATTAGTAGTTAAGGTTCCGAAAGACTTTGATATAAAGTTGAGAACATATTTGCTCGAATTAGAGCGAATGGGAATTAAAAAAACACGTGCAGAAATGGTAATTAAGCTTGCTATCATTGGTTTTAATACGGAAGTGAGGGACGTATGAAAACAAGTAGATTTATGGGAATGTTCGGAGCTTTACTATTAGCTTCATTAAATCCAAATACTGATGGTCCTAAATTCAGGGGGTCTAATTTTACTGTTGGTAGCTATAACCCTATATTTTTCCCAAAGCGGAAAAAGTTAAAGGGATGGATGAGAGAAAACAGACGTTTCAAACATTGATAATATAAAAAGGGTGGAGATAGCATCAAAGCCTTCGATTGCTAAAAATAGTTCTTTGAAAAGATAGTTGCTGTGGCGAAAATCGAGACGCAAATACTGTGAGCAGAAGGTGAACTGCGATATTATTGATCTCAAGAGGACAAATATCAAGATTAAACAAAACTATCCGGGTAGGCTACTTGCAGGGCAGATAAGCCGAGTAAACTGGGATGTCTTTTACCGGTGGGTGTCAACAAACCGTTGCAGGTGTAGCCAAGTACAAGCCAATCCTGCCAGCAACTATTCTTTTAATCTAATTAACTGATTATGAATTTGAATTTTATATTTTATCCTTCATCAAATATTGAAATAATGAAAAAATTACTAATAATATGGATCATCATTGCCACCCTTGCGATTGCTGTTGTGGGTGCAGTGTTAGCTGTGAGGATCGAGAACAAAAATCTAATCATAAATAAACTTAATAAATAACCAATGGAAACCGCATTAATAATATTGGGAATAGGCATCCTATTGTATGTAGGATTATGGAATCATTCAAAGTCAATTGACAGACTTGCAGATATTTTAGAAAAATATCTTAAAACCAAATAACTAATGAGCATTAATTACAGTTACGGTAATAAAGGGATAACATCCTGCACTTTCTGCAATGAAGAGTTGACGTGGGAGCATCCTGGTAAGATTGCGAAACGTGTGAGGGGCGACAAGATTTACAAAGAGACTATCTGTGATAAGTGCCTTATTGAATCTGATGAGTTTTATGAAGCTTATGTGGAAGATTGCGAGTTGAATGATTACCCGAATGATTACGATATAATTTAAAACTAATGGAAACAAAAGACAAGTTAATTGAAAAACTGAAAGAGATATTTAATTATCTTAATGATAGAGCAAATACAGTAACTCTAAACTGGAGTTATTATATTGATTTACGAAAAGAGATTGCCGCTCTTGACAAGCAGGTTGAGGAGGAAAAACTGATACTTCATGACTGGCAACATTTACCTGAAGGAAAATATAAAGACAATTCAGAATGGCATATTCCAAATAAAGATGACATGAAGCAGGTTGAGGAACAGAAATCAAAACCAATTAAAACCAAATAAAATGAAAAAACTATTATTATTTCTCGTTTTACTGCTAATTTGTAGCGGTTGTGCATACCAGCGTTACCATGCGCAGAACTTCAAACCTGACCGGAAGGACAATAAAGTCAGGGATTGCAGCGTTTACGACAATGCCGATACTATGAAAGATCATTATAAGAAAAGAAACCAATGAAACTTGAATTAAAAAAAGAAAAGAAATTAAAAGATATTCCACTTGGAAGCCTTTTCTTATTTAATGGCACTGTTGGATTGAAAACGGAATATCGTACAAATGGGAAATGTGATGCGTATATTGTCGGTTCTGGTGAATATTTTTGGGGAGGAACTGATAATGCAATTGACAGAGAAAACTTGAATGTTTTTGAAATTAAGATTAAAAAATAACCAATGACAACAGACGAAAGATTAGAAAGAATGAAAAAAGTTATTGATTCCTGGTCGAGGGATCCGGAACTTAACAAATTAAGTCAATGGCTGGCACCGACACTTGAACAACTTGGCGAGTTGCAGGAACGGTTAGGCAGAAGGATACAATCAGGTATCATGGAAGATCTGATGCGTGCTAATACCTTACAGAAAGTGGATACTATTGTTGTTGAAAACGTCTGGTATTTTGAAAGGTGGCCGGTGCTTATACGATTCGCTGCAAGGGCACGAAACAGGATTGAAAGAGTTAATAATTTAAAATTGGCATCGTGGAAAAATCAAATGAATTAACATGAATGATCTATATGACTATATTGAATATGTCCTTTGTGCTGGTGAGGGAGTTTCTCCTGAAGAGTTGCAGACAAAAACCAGGAAAGCCGAAGTTCTCTTTACCCGGCAGCTAATAATGTACTTTGCAGATGAATTCGCAATTGGTACTTATGAAATGATCGCTTCCAGATATGGACAGGATCATGCTACACTCAACAATACGAAAAAAGTAATTAATAACTACATTGATACTGACAAATTCAAAAGAGGTAAAATATCCTATTACAGAGGTGTTTTATGTGGAGTGCAAAAGGTATCTCGGAAAATTGATGCTTTGCTTGCAATGTTTAGTGTTCTTGATAAGGAGCTTGCAGGACTTGAACAGAGGTATTTGAATTTACAGATCCTTGTTGAGAATCTTAAGACTGAATTAATAGAATTGAAATAATGACCGTATTGACAATAAGGTAAAGCATTTGAAATAAACTTAAACCAAATGGATCAAAAAGAAATGATTGAAAAAGTTGCTGCCGGTTTGCGGCGAATGGGTAAAAAACCGGATTATTTATTGTTTTTTAAATTATACAGGAATGATGAATCAGTTTGGGACAATGAGGAAATCTGTGGAATAAAGGTAATTCATACGGACGAATGGCTTTCAAGAAATGATGATAAAGATTGTCCTTTTTACCCCTGCTGGAAACAAGAAGGTGAATATTCTAATGAGGTTTATGATTTCCGCAGAGGATACGATGAGGCTTAAAAAAATAAACAATCAAACTACCATTAAAAGACAAAAAGATGAGAAGCTATATTTATAAAAAAACAGAATTTGATCCTTTGGCCCGGACACACTATTGTCTTTATACCGTTGGATTTTACGATATTGATGGCGGGTGGCAACCAGAATCGGATCATGATACTGCGGAACTGGCAGCGGAAAGAACAGCCTGGCTGAATGGTGTGAATCAAATTACAAAACTCACCGCAGCAGCACCGGATTTGCTTGAAGTTTTAACTGAACTCTTTAATTTACTTGAAGAAAATGAGCCACAATGGTATTTAAAAAGTCATTATAATCATGCAATTAAAGCAATTAAAAAAGCAACATTATGAAAATTACAAAAACGTATAACTGGAATCGCAGGGATTTTTCTTATGATGCAAGATGTGAACATTGCGGAAATGAAGAAAAATACACAGGCGGTTATGATGACGACCGTTATTACAATTGGGTAATGCCGGCCTTAAGATGTAGAAAATGCTGTGAAAGCACTAATTCCAAACCATTGAAGGATGTGCTCAACACCGTTACTATCCCCAGGTATGATCCGGATATTGAAATGTAACTAATTGTTAATAACATTCGTTCTTTGTTTTATTGTTATTCAAAAGATGTTTGTATATTGCACTCGGTTTGTAAGGGATATAATACAAATGATGCAATTACAAGGTATAAGACTCTATGATCCGGCGAATACTTCCGCCGAGAGGCTGTCGTTTGTAATCCCTTACACGCCGGACATAGGGTTTTTACATAGTTTTTCCCAGCCTGTGATTATATTGACAGGGAATCCAAAACGGAGCAGGATAAGAAGTCTGGTGAGATAATACAAATCCAGGCAACTTGTAACTTCAAGACCTGGTCGGTAATAAACAAAGATTCAATACCAGCCTTTACCGGGGAAGGTTGCTTCGATCCTGAGTACATTTAGAATGTAAATTGAGTAATAAAAATAAGATTACCGGGTAAAAGTTGTAACGTAACTAATTGAAAGTAACTATAAATAAACTTAAACAAATGAAAAAACTACTATTGATTTTAATATTAATTTTTGCTGGCATAATATGTCAGGCACAAGAGAAACGAATTTATTATCGTCCAGATGCTATAAGGTCTGTTATAGATGAAATGTTTGATCAAATTTATCAAAGGGTTGATTCATTGGAGAAACGAATTATAGAACTTGAAAATAACTGTTTAGTTATGGAAGTAGATTCTACTGCACATCACTATGGATCGTTTGAATATCCTGATTCATTGATTCTTAAATATGAAAAATATAATAAAATTGTTTCTTATAAAAAACTGATTATTGATGACAAGATAAAGCATTTGAAATGATTGAGCTTTCTTTTCTTTTTCGGGGAATATTAATTAAACAATAGATAAAATGGCAATACTTGCACAGGAATTGAGAATCGGAAATTGGGTACACCATAATACTGAATGGAATTATAAGATTGGATCAAATAATACCACTGCTACGACTTTTCATGAGTTCGATTTTCAATGGGATGAAACAGACTGGTATGCTTTAGGTGAATGTACGATGTTTTTGAAAAATATTAATCCTATTCTTTTAACCAAAGAATGGCTATTGAAGTTCGGGTTTAAATATAATGGAATGAATTGGGTTAAAGATAAATTACCAATGACTGATTTTCGTTATAATGTTAGTTTTACTTATTTCTATAAGGGCAAACTAAAGTGTAATAATATTTCTAACCCAATTAAATCTATTGAGATTGAATATGTTCACCAGTTTCAGAATCTTTATTTTGCATTAACAGGAGAAGAACTAACAGTAACGTAACTAATTAAACAATAGATAAAATGAGTAGTAAAGCACAATTTAAGGAAGCATTAAAAGGTGATAAGCAAATCATCAGAGAACTCAAAAAAGAAAATGCAAAATTACAGGAAAGACTTGAGTTAAGAGCAAAAATTATTGATATTCAGCACCATCAACTTTTGGAAAGATTGGAAAAGAAACGCTGGTGGCAGTTCTGGAAATAACTATAAATAACCTTAATAAATAAACCAATGAAAGAATTGATTAAAGAAGTAGTTTTCAAAAAGGAAATTGATAGTAAGTTTGGCAAACTTTATTCCTTCAACGTAAAGTATGATGATAAGGTGGCTATTTACCGGTCAAAGTCCAAAGATCAGAAGAAATTCATTGCTGGGGAGGAAGCGGAATTCACAGAAGAAACGCAGACTTACACTGATAAACAGGGCAATCTTCAAGAATATTTTGTTATTAAACCAGTGATGCAAAACAGGCAGTCAAACTTTGGTAAGTCGCTCAGTAAAGAGAAAGCTCGTTACAGTGCTATGGCTGTCAGTTACGCAAAAGACATGGTTTGTAATGGTAGGATACCAAAGGAGGATTTGAATGATCAGGCTTGGATACTTTTCGAGTTGATGAATGAAATGGATAAAACGCTGGAATCATGATAATTCATAATATAGAACAGCGCAGCGAAGCTTGGTATTGTGCTAAATGTGGACTTGTAACATCAACCAGGTTTAAATCTTTATGTGCAAAAGAAACAACCGATTCTTATAAAGATTTGGTAACTAATTTAGCTTGTGAAATAATCACTGGTAAGATTGAAGAAACATATTCTAATACCTTAATGGAGCAGGCACTCGAATTAGAACCCATTGCCAGACAAGAATATGAATGGATAACGGATATTCCAGTTAAGACAGTCGGATTTATCACACCGGATGAAGATCATAAATATCATAACTGGATTGGTGATTCTCCGGATGGACTTCTGCCTGAAGATGGAATACTTGAAATAAAATGTCCTTTAGCTCGGACACACTTTGAATATATTGAAGCAAATAAACTACCTTCAGAATACCGGTATCAGGTGCAGGGTCATCTTTTCGTTACTGGGTTGAATTTTTGCGACTTTGTTTCTTTTGTTCCCGGCATGAAGTTATTCATTAACAGAGTTGAACCTGACTTAGAACTCTTTGCCGAATTTGGGAGGCGACTTGATATTTTGATTCCGCAAGTTGAACAGAAATTATTAATGTACGAACGATATAATATCTACGAATGAAAATATTTCAAATTCCTGCTGAATTAAAAAGATACAGATCAATGATCAATAAGATGCTTCAAATTTCCTTTGAGACATCAGAATTGACTCCTGAACAAATGGCGAATATCCACTGGTCACTTGATAAAGTTGGATTTTTGGCTTTCGCTCCTGATCCCTTCACTACTCAGGAACTTGATGAGATTGATAAGCTCAAAGTTGAATTCAATGATACTGGTAAACCACCCTCACAGAGATTGCGTGCAGTTTTGTTTTTATTATGGAAGCAAGACCCTGAAGGTTACAAGACTTCAAATGATCATTATATATCAAAGATGGAAACTCTTATTGAACATTTTAAAGGGAAATTAGCATGAAAAAAGGAAATTGGAGAAATTTTTTTCCTGATACAAAATATTCTGATTTACTGATATGGATAAATGAACAGATATCGGGGAATTATACTAAAGAAGATAAGGAGAATAATGGAGCATTGGTTCTTAAAAATAAGATCAGCATAATCATTGAAATATTTGATAAAGATTAAGCTTAAAATGAAAGCGAAATCCCTGCCTCAACTGATAGCTAAATGCCAATTGCTCTTCAATAAGTACGTCCGGGCCCGGGACCTGTCAGGAGACCATTTTAAATGTATTTCCTGCGGTCAGATCAAGTCGGAACGTTTCATGAACTGTGGACACTACTATAACGTTGGGCACTACGCAGGACTTCGTTTCAATGAAGATAACGCACACGGGCAATGTAATCATTGTAATACGTTTCTGCATGGTAATCTGATTGAATACCGGGATAACCTCTTTATGAAAATCGGTGCTGAACGTTTTGAGAATTTGAAACTTAAAGCTTTGTATTACAAACGGAGCGGGCACAAATTTAGTCGTTTCGAGGTGATACAGAAAATTGAAGAGTTAATGCGGAAATTAAAAGAATTGAAATGAAATTATTGAGAATATTTCCACGTAAAACAAATGCTACACCTATTGATGAAAATGTAATTATCAACAGGATGCCAAATTTATTTGATGAAGCAGATCAAATTCATATTTCCGTTGCTTTTAGTTGGGATATTCCGATAGCCGAAAAACTTTATAAAGAATGGTATTTTGTTGCACCAATTAAAATAGGTGGACCTGCCTTTAATGAACCAGGGGATGAATTTGAACCCGGAATGTATTTAAAGCAAGGATATACAATTACATCAAGAGGATGTCAGAATAAATGTTGGTTTTGTTCAGTATGGAAAAGAGAACCAGAATTGAAAGAATTGCAAATAAAAGACGGATGGAATGTTTTAGACGATAATTTATTGCAATGTTCAGAAAATCATATTCGGAAAGTATTTGAAATGCTTAAAAGGCAAAATCATAAACCGAGATTTACCGGTGGTTTGGAGGCAAATTTATTAACAGAAGAAAGAGCAAAACAATTAAAAGAATTAAGACCAGAAGCATTATATTTTGCTTATGATACACCGAATGATTTGGATTCCCTGATAAATGCGGGATCCATTTTAAAAAATGTTGGATTTGGCAAATCACATGATATGATGTGTTATGTTTTAATTGGTTATCCGAATGATACAATCGAAAAGGCTAAAAAAAGAATTGCACAGACCGTCTATGCAGGATTTATGCCTTTTGCAATGCGTTATAGAGATGAGAAGGGATTGGTTTTAAAAGAAAGAAAATGGAATTTATTTCAACGCGAATGGACAAATCCAATTATTTGTGCTGCAAATTGTAAAAAATTAAAAAATTGAAATGACAACTTACTATCAAATATTAGTCCGTGGAAGACCAATGAAGCCTACTCAGGGTGCTCCTTATGAGTTTAGTACCTATCAGGAGGCCCTGGATATGGTCAGTATGTGTTACGGCTTAGAATCGCTTAAAAAGGACGTGGAGATAATAGAAGTAAATCCGTATTTGAAGATAAAATAACTAATATGAAAGAATATCCAGATACAAGAGATTTAATGATTATCAAAGAATGGGATGCTATTAAAGATCCATTTGGGCTAATAGAATTTATCGAATCTGTTACATGGACTCCCGATTGGTGTATAGAAATAAGAGGGAAACATATAAAGTGGTTTGAATTTCATACAGCGGGTTGGTCTGGTAATGAGGAAATAATTGAAGCACTAAGAGAAAATCAAATGTTCTTTGCCCTTTATTGGAAAAAAACTTACAAGGGAGGGCATTACTATTTTAAAGTTTATAAACTTAAATAATTAAAACGATGGCACAGAGAAAAGTATTTGTAAGTAAAGCTGGTATTGAATTAGCAGCAATGGTAACGAATGACAATGAATTGTCGTTGGAAATCAAAGACGGTGAAGATAAATTAGCTATTTTCCTGGAAGCAGATGATACCGCAGATCTGATTCGGGAGTTGCAGAAGATCAAAAAGATTATTGCAAAATAGTGGTATTTAATAAATAAGTTGCAATTTTCATTGAAAATCTCAGAAATTCATGAATTTAAACAATGTTGATTTCTAAATATCGCATTAAATGGGCATTTGCGAAAAGCAAAAACATCAAAAAAATAAAGTTCTTTGATATCCAATATACTTTTAAAAAAACTTCAGGAACCAAAAAGTTATTTCTTCTTGGCAATACTTTTTGAAAAAGTTCAAAGTTAAAAAAGTTATTCTTTGGCTCACGGACTTTTCAAAAAAGTTCAAAAGTAAAAGATTGTATCTCTAAAACTCAGAAGGTTTTGAAAAGTCCAAAAGTAAAAGATTGTATCTTCAAAACTTGAAAGGTTTTAAAAAGTTTGAAATTTAAAAAGTATAACTTCAAAAGTTGCAATCTCAAAAAAAGTTTGAAAATCAAAAAGTATATCTCTGAGAAAAAAACTTTTTAAAAAAGTTTCATTTTAAAAAAGTATAGATTACTTCGCTGAACTTTACAAAAATTGATAAATTTGAACGTCGCAAATGCCCATTAAATGTCAACTCTTAAAATTGAAATATTCGTAATTTATGATTTTTACAGAAAAAAACAGAACTTTTAAAAGATTTCCTGAAATAGTTGTATTTAATAAATAATTTTAAAAATAAGTTGTATCTTCGTACCGTAATACGAGTGACATGAATAGTAAAATTCTTATTATTAACAATACTGCCTCCGGGCAGAAGATACCACAGAGGTTGCGGTCACTCGTTCCTGATGTGGTTTTTCTTTTGCTCTGGGGGCTTAATTTTTAATAGTGGCTAAAAGATTTATTGATACCGGCTTTTTAGATCAGAAATGGATAAGAAAATTAACTCCAGAGAAAAAGATATTTCTTATTTATTTGATGCTTAAATGTGATAATGGAGGTATCATTGAATTAGATATTGAAGATATTGAATTTTGGGTTGGTAAAAAAATTGGTAATCTGGACTTTTTACCTGAAAATTATTTGATACAATTGAATAATTCAAGTAAATATTTTATGCCGAAATTTATTGAATGGCAATATAAAGATTTAACTTCTCAAAAATATATAGTTGTTCAGGCAAGACAAATACTTGAAAAACATGGACTTATAAATGATGATTTTACATTAAATTTAGATAAAAGTTACATAAAAGTTACAAAAGAGTTTCCTGAAAGTCAGGAAACAGGTATAAGTAATGGTAATGGTATAGGTAATGGTAAAGAAAAGAGTGAAGAATTGTTAAAGAAGAGAGAAGATGCTTTTAAATTGGATGTTTCTATATTCTCCGGCAATTATTCACAAGAGATGCTTCAAAAGTTTGTAAATTACTGGACTGAGAAAAACAAAAGTAAAACAAAGATGCGTTTTGAGTTGGAAAAAACATTTGAAATAAATAAACGTTTGGCGACATGGGCAGGCAGGGATAGGGATATTCTTAAAACAAGCAAATTTGAGCCTAAAATAAGCACTAAATATTTGTAACATGGAGAAAGACGAAAAATATCAGATGTATGCAAATGACCTTGTAATAAATGTACCTATTGACATTTTGAAGCAACTCATAAACTTATTCATGTTTGAGTCAGCTATTAATATGGGTTGTGAAGTTAACGACAAAACACTCGAAAGGACTATTTACTACATCCAGAAGGATTATGGTTATATTCCTGTTAGTTATGTTGCTTCTGCATTCATTCAGGGATCACTTGGTAAATTGCCTTATGCTGTCGGGATGACAAAACTTGTACCTAAAACTATACATTACTGGTTGGGGGAAGTGAGTATGGAGTATAACAGGGCAATAGCTAAGAAGAAGCAGAAGGATCGGGAGTCGGATGTGGCTATTGCTTATGATCTGCATAAATATCCACTGGGACAAGCAATAATACAAAAAATTAGGTGGCATAAAGAGGGGAAATTGGATGGTGATGCTTGGGATCATGTGGAATTAAAGAAGCTTGCTGAGGCTATTGCGAGGAAGGAAGAGATAACGTTTGATAAATTTTACAAATAGTTATGGAAAATTATGAATTAAATATCAATGCGCCACCAAAACGTATTAATAACTGGTTTTCAAAAGGTCATGTTCCTTTCAATAAAGGGAAGAAATGGACTGAATGGATGGATGGCAGAAAACAGAAGAAAGTTAAAAAATGTCTTAAGCTTGGACGAGGTAATTATAATTTACCTGGTGCTAACCGAAGGGCTGTTGTAGCTATTAAAGATGGCAAACTGGTAGCATATAGGAGTGCAACGGATGCAGCTGCTATATTAAAAGCCAGAGGAGTAAAAATTAACAGACGAAATATTTGCGCTGTTTGTCACGGGGAAAAATTCACAAATGGTAAATATAGTTATGTAAGAAAGAAGGCCGGGGGCTATACATGGCACTTTGCAGATGATACACAAAAATATAATCATTTAGTACAATAATTATGATTTTACTTAAATTCACACACGGCATTGAGCTTCTTATTGCTGCTCTGCTGTTGAGCTTCATTGTTATTTACATCTGTTATTGGCTTGGTGACAGGCAAAACAAGAAGGACTATGAGAAAGCGTATAACTACCTTAAATTTCTGGTTGAGCATTCAGTTGTCAATGCTCCGACAAAGAAAGCTATCAAGGAGAAGTTTGATGAGATAAGCACGTATTCTTGTAAGAACTATGAGAAACTACAAGTACTGGAGAAGGCGTTTATTCAGAAATTTGCGAAATAATTAGTATCATGGACACAAAAAACGAATTATTTAAAAAGGTTTACATTAAGACCAAAGCTGATTTACCGAAAGGTGAAAGGGCAATATATTTTGTAGGAGTTAAAGATAATTTGAATCCTGAAGATATATATGAATGGTTTATTTATGAAAATCCTATAATGTCTGATAATCAGGCTGAATATTGGCTCAATACATTTGACTGGTATCTTCAACCTATTGAGGAGCAGGAAGAAAAATCTATTGAAAAGCAGGAATATAATTTACCTCCATTTAATTTTTGTCCCGGATGTGGTAAAGATTGGGAGTTTGACTCAGATGAATTTGGTTGCTGGTCATGTGGATATAGTAAGGTTAAAATTACAATGATACCAGAAAAATAAATCAAAATAACCAATGAACACAAAAGACAAGTTGATTGAAAAGCTGAAAGAATTAATTGGATATTTTGAAATAAATTATATTCCAACCGGGATCATTTATAGACAGTGGTATAATGAAATTATAAAATATCTTCCGAGTCCTATTAAAGCAAGTCCGGGTTCGAATTTTCAACCTGTTCATGCAAAAAATATAATTCGCAAACTTAAATCAGAGATTGCCGCACTTGACAAGCAGGTTGAGGAGCAGGAATCAAAGAGATTAACTGATGCGGAAATCACAGCAAGGGCAAAGATTTATGCAAGAGATCACAGTGAGGCACCTGATAAAGATTGTCCTGTGTGGATTGAGCATGATTATTGTGCTGGTGCTGTTATGGCGAGGGAATTTTATACAGGTGTAATTCAGGACTTGGGGAAGGAGTAGGAATTAAAACTATTAAAATAAAATAAAATAAAATGTCAAATTGTTATCCACAGAGGAATTTAAAAACAGGCAAAATACAAAAGTCGCTTTGCGAGAATTGTATTAACAATCTTAAATTAAAATATCTAAAAACAGGTTCATTTTGGAGAGATGATATTATGAAAGCAGCAAGAGATGTTGAAAATGAAGTAATTTTTAATCATGAACAAAATTGTATTTATCTAAATTTTTCTGGTCATGACATGGAACGAATTGTGGTTATAGAATGTAACCAATATAAAACCAAAAAATTAACAGAAATAGTACAAACAAAATTAATTGAATATAAAAGCAATTAAATCATGGAAGAAAAGAAACCATTTTTAGAATTTTTAGATATGGGGTTTATCCTATGGATAAGGAAGTTTGGTGATGATAAAGATAAAGATTGTCTCAGAGGTTCGGGATTCCCAACTCAAAAGGATAGAGAATCATCTGCGAGAGCTTACAAAAAATATACAAAATTTCTTGAAGGAAAGAGTGTTGATGATATTAGAAAAATTATGGATCAGAAATAAAAACCAAATAACCAATGAGTTGCGAAATTTGTGGACGGGGAGCTTGCACGAGGAGTTTTCACTCTTTAGAAGAGCAAGCGAGCTTTGATAATGTGGGCGATAAGATTAAAGAACGCATGAGAAATATTCTCTGTAAAAGAATAGAAGGAATTAAAGGGGAATATATTGCTGATGATTATTATGTTAAATTAGCAGATGTTATTGATATTATAGAAGATTATTAACCAATGAGTAAATATTTGCATTAAGGGGATATAAGCAGAAAAATAAGTTTTGATTTGTCAGAAAATATGTTTATCTTTGCAAATGAATCATTTGATTTAAGATAACCAAAATTGACAAGTGAATCAGGATGTTCAAGATAACCAATATGCCTAAGTGAACCGGAGAATATACTCCGGTTTTTTAATTTGATAACATTTTTCATTTAAAATAGAAATAATTATTAACTTTGCCGAAAAATACGGCCGAATACGGCTGAATGCAATCGAATATGGCAAAGACAAGTACATCGTTTAAAAATGGGAATAGTGGAAAACCTCCAGGAGCGCAAAATAGAACGACTAAAGAGGCGAAGGAACTTCTTGAACAAATACTACTCGGGCAATTAGATAATATCAAGGCGGCACTTGAAACAGTATTAGCGAATGATCCTGGTCGTTATCTGGATTCCTGCAATAAATTATTCACTTATGTATTGCCGAGAAAAACAGATATTACATCTGATGGGGAAAAGATAAATATTACATTTACACCCCATGAATCTAAAGATTAAAACATCGAATGTTTATTTTAAAAATCTGGAAGCGAAAACCAGATATGTATTCGACGAGGGAGGGACAAGATCAACAAAGACATATTCATTAAATCAGGTATGTTATACGTTGGCAGGTGAGAGCTCAAAGCCTATCATCGTCAGTATAGTATCAGAGACAATGCCTCATCTACGCAAAGGAGCAATGAGGGATTTTTTCAATTTCCTTAAAGAGAACAATCTGTATTTTGAAAAGGATCACAATAAATCAGATAATATCTACCGGGTCAATAATTCTATAGTTGAATTTTTTTCAGTTGACATGCCGGGTAAAGTACATGGCCCGGAACGTGATTATCTTTTTGTTAATGAACTTCAATATATTGATTACGAGACTTTCTTTCATCTGGCACAGCGGACCAGGAGACAAATATTTGCAGACTGGAATCCTGTTAGTGAATTTTGGGTTTATGATCAGTATATAAACAATCCACAATACAAAGATGATATTACCGTAATTCATTCGACGTTATATGATAATCCTTTTTTGGCTGAAGAAATTAAAAGAGATATTTTATTACGAGCTGAGCGTGATCCGAATTATAAACGAGTATATCTTGAAGGGTTAATTGGTCAGCTCGAAGGTGTTATCTATCCTAACTGGAGATATTTTGATGAGGATGAATTATGGCCTGTTCATTTACCTTATGGCTTTGGCCTCGATTTTGGCTTCCATCCTGATCCTGATGCAATGGTTAAGATTGCAATAGATGAGAAGAATAAGAAGATTTATGCAAAGGAATGTTTCTATTTAAACGAACTATTAATATATGATTTGAAAAAAGAAGTAGGGTTATATGCAAAATCACATAATTTAATCATTGCAGATAGTGCAAGTCCACGAATGATTACTGAATTGAGGAATACACCATTTAACATTAAGGGTGTCTTAAAACCAGAGGGTAGCGTTATAGAGGGCATCCGGCTCGTTCAGGATTATGATATCATCACAGACAAGGAATCTATCAATCTTGTTAAAGAGCTCCGCAATTATACCTGGAATGACAAAAAAGCAGGTATTCCAAATAAGGGATGGAATCATTTACTTGACGGAATAAGATATTATACACAAAGTACAACAGCAAGAAAAGTATCACATCAGCAATGGCGAGGATAAGAAATATAGAAATATTAAAAAACTTTCTTAAAAAATAGTAAAAATCTTAACTTCTCCATATTTTATGGATTACAAACGTCGCAAACGCCCACTAAATGGGGGGATGTAAAAACAGGAAAATACAAAAATTGTAAAGTTATTTGAGGTTGGATGGACTTTTTAAAAAGAGTTAAAAAATTAAAAGTTATTCTTTGGGTGAAATACTTTTTGTAAAACTTCCGAAAGTGAAAAGTTATTCTTTGACTTCCACGCTTTTTAAAAAAGTATGAAAACAAAAAAGTATATCTCTTACAACTGAACTTTTTAAAAAAAGTTGATTACAGAAAAGTTAATCTTTCAGTGTTGGACTTTTTAAAAAAGATTCAGATTTTAAAAGTATAACTATAACAACAAAACTTTTCAGAAAAGTTTAAAACTGAAAAAGTTATTTCATTCCGGGTGAACTTTTAAAAAAAGTTTTGAAAAAAAAGATTCAATCTTTCGCTGACGAACTTTTTAAAAAAGTTTATTTTTGAAAAGTATATCTTTGAAAGTTGAAAGGTTTTGAAAAGTTCAGAAACAAAAAAGTTAATCTTCAAAAGTTAGAAGGTATAAAAAAGTTTCACTTTAAAAAAGTATAGCTTGCTCCGCTGAACTTTACAAAAATTGCTAAATTTGAACGTCGCAAACGCCCATATAATGCCAATGTTTAAAATGAAAAAACAGAGAAAACAGGATTTTTGATTAAAAATGAAAGAAAAAATAAGAAATATAGAAAAACTTACACTCAAAGAAATGATGTGCAATTTTGAGTTGTATTCCGGTATTTCTGATGGTTTGATATTGCTTCCTGTTCCCGAATATTTTAAGTTAGGATCACAACACTTGCCGGTACCAGAGACATTAGATGACTTCACAGAGAATATATGTTACGGTCAGAGGATGTTTTTATCACAAAATGAGGACAATGATTTCGGTGTTATCTTCAGGGTGATAGATGGTTATTACTATCCGTTATCAACAAATAAAAAATGGGATGCTGATAAAGCACTTTTATTCGGAAAAAATGCTTTATTTTGCAAGGTCAAAGAAATATATCCCATTGCTATGCATCTGATAAAACTGGTAAGTGAAATGGCAGACAGGGAACAATTACTCCTTCACCGGGAACCATCAAAGATTGAGCTGGCCGCCGGGATTGAAAAGCTCAACATTTTTTCTGAATTAAGTTCGCTGGATTTCCTTAGGGATGCAATGAAAATCACAGTAGAAGAAGTCTTGTTAACGCCTTATAAGGAATGTCTGGTCAGGTTCATGATGGCCAAAGAAACAAATGATTACCGGGAGCGTTATTTCGAGTTAATTCAGGAAGAAGCAAAATCTAAATTGAAGCGCAAATAATTTATAAACCAATTAAAACTTAAAATTATGAGCAAATTGAAATTTCCAAAAGACACAAAAGAAATATTTAAAAGAGAGTTACTTGATTTTTTATGTTGGCATGAAAATAACCGTAATGAACGAGGACATTTAGTTTTATCTCCAATAGTAGATGAATATATAGAATTTATATCGAAAGAATCCCTACCTTGCAAGGAAGCAGAATATGAATTATGTCCTGTTTGTTTAGGTGAAAAACAATTAAATAATGATGAATTAGGTTGGTTGCCATGTGCTGGATGTTATGGCGAGGGATGGATAAAAATTAAAAGATGATAACAGCAAAACTTAAAACAATACTAACTGCCTCAGGTTGTACGCTGGTTCTCTATGAGCAGCAGCAGCTTATAAACCTATATACAGATAGGAGCGACCAATATGATGTAATAGGTCTGATCATACAACCTAATGATGTGATCCTGGAAGTGAGGGCTAATGCAATACAGGAACATTTTAATCCTTTAATTATCGAAATCATGCAACAAGTTAGACTCGAAGACAAGGCTGAAAATAATGAAACACAATTTCAGTTGCTTCTTGACATTTGCAAAGAAATAATTATAAGGCTTATAGATGAAGCGGAATATAAGACTATCACTCCGGTAACTGTATATAAAATTCTTGAATCGAAATATGATGCAAATGTCATTGGATGGTCTATGCCGCTCAATCTGTACTGGCTTAAAAACGAAACACGTGATCCTTGTTTATAAATCTTAAAAACTAAAACTATGAAAACATTTAATTTATTATTAAGACTTATTTCCGGTATTATATTTATTATCGGATGTTTTTGTGTTGGACATTTTGCAGGAAAAGAAAATATTGCTCTTGAAGTAATGTTTTCTTTTATATCAATAATTTCATTTATTATATTTTATGTTGGGAAAGAAAAAAGTAATGAAGGGGATTGATTTAAAGCCGGAACTAGAAGAGCTAATAAAGAACATCAGTCAGAAGAATGGCTATTATGGCAATAAGATACCTGATTCTATAATGAAGATGTTCGAAGTTGAGATAAGAGAAGATGGAGCGGGAGTCCTGGTTCCTTATTGGTTGGGGGTTTTGGAAAGAGGCCGTGGGCCACGTCTAAGAACAAAAGATTACAAATTATATTTAAAGATAAAGAGGTGGATGGCGCAACGTGGGATGTTGAAATCAAAGACGACAAAAGGGCGGGATAACGAAGCAAAGGCAATGACATGGTATATTAACAAATATGGTAATAAGCAATTTAATAAAGGCAACCCGATATTTGTTGACGTTTACACAATGGAGCGTAAAAAAACTATTGAGAAGATAAATAATAAGTTCGCATTAACGATTGGTAATATAACAATGCAAGTGATATGATAACAGCAAAATATTTTAAAAAATTGGTAGTTAATGATGTGGAATACACAGATATAATGATAATACCATCTTGGTTATTAAAATCAATTTTAAGATATGATGATGAATTATTAAAACAGAATTATAATTCATTAACTGATTATGGTAAAGGAATAGTGAATACTTTAAAGGAACAACATACTATATTATCAATTAATTCAGATACGCAATGATAACTTTAATTTCCACTCCTGAGTATGTTGAACAGTTATTACCGAAGATATTATGCAGATGGGTCGCAACGGAAAGTCCCAATAACTTTCGTTTATTACGACAGGATTTCCCTGTATTAACAGCAGCGGAAAACGCAGGTGCTTTAAGATTAACTGTTGCTGCGGGTACATTCACAGGACAGGTCGGGAATATTATAACTGTCTATAACAGGACGCTCGATGCAATGTATTCCGGCATGGTACAGGCAGGATCAACAACCACCATTATAGATACTGACATAGGATTTATTGACGGTTTCAATCCATCGGATTACCTGCTTAATCCCGATAGGGACTTTGCTTATTTTAATGACAACACGTTACATGCCGGATATTATTTTGAAGGTGAAATGACCATAAACGGAATTCCTCATCCTTTAACTATCATAGCTTCGCCTGATTCGTTTGGTTATGCTGACCTTGATGTATCAGGGATTTTAAGGATAATAACCACACTCGGGAAGGTCGGAGATTACACAGAACTAATAATGGCCGAGACGAATAAGTCCGGTAACTTCTCTTTGGCATACCGTGAATGTTGGTATGGATCGAGTGAAACGTGGATTGCTGCCGAGGGTTCTCCGCCTGTCCTTTGGTATTATGGGGAGGCAGTCAGAAGCGAGGAGCAGGGATCGAATCTGCATGAATACGAGGCTGATGATGTAAATGATGCTCCATTCTTTAATTCATTTGACAGGCCAGTTTATTTTGCGGGACTCCCTTTTGATCTTACATTTATCCTTCCTGAACGAGCATTAATATCACCTGTGGGAGAATTAAGGGTAACAATAAGAAAATACAACTCTGCAAATACTTTGTTGAGTGAAGATATTATTGACTTTCCTGCTGATTATCTCGAAGGGCATCTCTGTTCACTCACCATTGATCCGGCAGGGATAGAGGAATATGCATCATATTTCACCGCAGAAATAACAGCTCCATAATGGGATTCGGATTAAATCTATATGAACTTGTAAGGATTCCAATAAGCCGGAGATGCAATGGCTATTATCTTCGCTGGTATTATAATGGCTGGCATTACTGGTTATGGCATCCCGGCAGAATAGTTTTTATTACCGAAGGGGAGAAATACAGGACATTAGGAACGCAAACGCTAACAATAGGTTCAGGCCAGATAACAGAAGAACAGGTCAGATCAATACGCACGATAAAGAACACTAAGGAAATCAATATCTATACTGATTCAGGCTGGGGTGTAGTGCGCCTTATTCCCGGCAGCGTCATAACATACAATAATCAGATACATGGCTACGAAGTAGAGATCACTATAATCATAGGCAGCAAACAGATCTCAAGAGACGGGTTTAGTCCTGCAATATCTATCCCGGTTGTTGATCCTTCTTATGAGTATTGTGAAACAATGTGTATTGGAGATCAGATTTGGATGTGTAAGAATTATGATTCCTATTATCCGGGCAGCAGGGTTTACAATAATGATGAAGATAACAGGGCTGAATACGGAGGGCTTTATAAGCATAATCAGGTCATGGCTTCTGGATTCGTTCCGGCAGGTTGGAAGGTGCCGACAATAGCAGAATGGACTACATTGATAACTGAATGCGGTGGGGTTTTAGTTGCAGGGGGTGAATTAAAGGAAATAGGCACAACTCACTGGAATGCTCCTAATACAGGTGCGGTTGATACTTATAATTTTTCAGCATTAGGTGGAGGCAGATATGGATTCCTGCTCGGAGTGGGAACGCAATATCATTATTTTAAAGTTTATGGGTTTTTCTGGGCACAGGATGGTTTTATAAGAATGGATTATGATAGTGCAGAGATAACAGTTGGGACAGGAATTATTTTGCCAGGCGAGTATTATTCTGTCAGATTATTAAGAATCGAACCTTGTATTATAACTCCTATTAAAAATGGATTGCTTTATAACTGGTATATGGCAAAAGGGCTTAATGATTGGTTTTTGCCTTCCAGAGATGAACTAAATGCGATGTATGTTAATTTACATTCAGTAGGATTTGGAGGATTTTCTAATGGTTCTTATCATTCTTCAAGTGAATATAATGATGTTTATATGCATTATCAAATATTTCTCAATGGAAATCAATCATATTCAGGTAAAGCAAGTGTTTTTCATGTAAGGGCTTGTAGATCATTTGAAGGAGAATTAGGTGAATATTCATTACGTGATGTTGGACAGACAGGTGGTTTGATATTTTATATTAATGGCACGACATATTACGAGGCAGCTCCATCAGATCAACACGATTCCCATGTATGGAGTAATATTGTTAATGTTTTAGTTGGAACAAATACAGCGATAGGCACTGGAAAGGCAAATACTACAGCAATAATTAATCAGGAAGGTCATATAGAGAGCGCAGCTAAACTTTGTGATGATTTATCTTCTGATGAAAATAATATAGCTCCTGCGGGTTGGCATGTACCTACTGATGTTGATTGGAATGAATTAGCAACATTTGTTGGAGGATCAGGAATAGCTGGCGGAATATTAAAAGAAATGGGATTAACATATTGGCTAACTCCCAATACAGGGGCATCAAACGACTATGGATTTTCTGCACGGGGAGCAGGCGAACGTTCTGGTAATACTGGAGTTTTTCAAAGTATTTTATCAATGAGTAGGATATGGTCAATAGATGAATATTCGCCGACAAATGGCAAATTTATATTAATGGAATATAATACTGACAATACTACACTCACAAGTACAAATAAAAAAGCTGGTCAATCAATTCGTTTAATAAAAGATGATAGTAATGACCCCGGGACAATGACTGGCAATGATGGGAAAATATATGCCACAATTAAGATAGGTAATCAGGTATGGTTATCCCGTAATCTTGCAGAGACAAAAGATAGAAACGGAAATACAATTCCAGAGGTGACAGATAATGTCGCTTGGCTTGCTTTAGAAACAGGGGCGCTTTGTGCTTATGATAATGACTGGGATAATGTATGAGATAGCAAAAATATCATTAATAGCTTTTATGTTCTGTGCTTTAGGGCAGAAGAAAGGAGATATATTTCATTGGTATCAGAGGTTATTAAAACGATTACCTGTCTATGTCGGCAAACCTTTTGGTTCATGTTACAAATGCTTTACAGGGCAGGTTTGTCTTTGGTATTTCGTAATCACAAAACCATTTAAGATAATTGAACTCTTATTTTTCGTTTCAGCAGGGATAATGATTGCAATGATTTATAATAAATTTTATTGTTTGATTAAATAATGGCAACCTATTACATAGCAACTCCCGCAAATGGGGGTGATGATGCTCACTCAGGTACGATTGGCGAACCGTGGGCAACATGGCAAAAGGGTTTTGAATCTCTTGTCGCAGGAGATACTTTATATATCGGAGGTGGTGAATATTTAACAATCGGTTCACTTAAATCAGGTGAGTTCGTAGGTGTCTATGAAGGTACACACAGCGGAGCTCCAGGCAATTTTATTAATGTCTTTGCTGCTCCTGGTGAAGTACCGATACTGAATTGTATTGGTATTGTTGAACCGTCTATCAATCATAACGGAATTCTTTTAGAGAATATTAATTACTGGCATATTAAAGGGCTGAGAATCAGAAATGTCAAAGAGGCAACTGGGAAACTTGCCATAGGGATTAATTTATATAAAGTCTGTAATTCAACATTTGAGAACTTACAAATATATGATAATGGAAGCGGGTTTGTTGCTTCGGGTTTCTGTGATGGAAACCTTGTAAAAAATTGTGACTCGTATGATAATCAAGATTTCACAGACGGGGGAAATTTTGCGGATGGTTTTACATTTGGTCTTTATGGTGCCGGTGCTGCTTGTCATAATGTTTTTGATGGCTGTAGGGCATGGCATAATTCGGATGATGGTTTTGATTGTTATAGTTCTGATGGTTCTTATCGGGGTGGTTATATAACATATAAGAATTGCTGGTCATTCAATAATGGCTATACAGGAGGTAATGGAGCAGGATTTAAGGCTGGTCAGTCTTATTCTCCTAAAGAAATAGGGATTCAAAGAACATATCAGAACTGTCTGTCATTTAATAACAGCGGATATGGATTTGATGAATCTCAGGATATTGCAGCTTATATGGATATGAACCTATTCAATAACGTTGCATATAATAATGGTAATGATGGGTTTGCATTTGGCTATACGGCTGGTGGAGGTGTGATAACACTTAGGAATAATATTGCATACCTGGATAATGTTGGATTAAGAGTTGATTGTGTGCATGATCATAATTCATGGGATAGTGCTGTCACCGTTACCGATGATGACTTCTTGTCTGTTGATACAGCAGGAACCGACGGAGCACGACAACCTGACGGCAGCTTACCTGATCTTAATTTCTTGAAATTGGCAGATGGAAGTGATTTAATAAATGCAGGTGTAGATGTCGGATTGCCCTTTGAAGGTATAGCACCCGATTTAGGCGCTTTTGAATATTCATCCAAGGGAAGTCCCCCGGTAGTTCCTATAACATGTTCAGAGTCTGATGTTGATTTTATAGAGACAGCAGGCAGTTTCTATGAAATATCACCCGGTGTTTGGGGAAATGGAACAGGTTATGGAAGTTCGGATAGTTATCTTGATGTTTCAAATGACGGATATTATGCAGCAATTTATGCAGCCAAAACGGCTAATTATAATTCTGTAATTGGCCTGGATCATCTTAATACACTTATGGATTATTCCAGTTTTGATTATGCTTTGTATGTAAACTCTGATGATTTATACAGGTGTATAGTTAATGGTTCGTATATTGATCTTGCAATAGCAGCAGTTCCCGGTGAAAGATATGCTTTATTCAGGAATGGTGATGTTATTACTGCAAAATATTATGGGGGTGGGGAATGGCATACGCTTTACGTTTTTCCGGCAACAACTAATGATCCGCTTTATATTAAGGGATCTTTAGCAATGGCTGACAAGACGCTTGTTAATCCAGTTTGTTGTACTACTATAACCAGTCCTCCTGTATCGCCTCCAGTTAGTCCACCAGTATCACCCCCGGTAAGTCCACCTGTTTCACCTCCCGTGAGTCCTCCGATAAGTCCTCCCGTGGAACCACCAGTTAGTCCTCCAGTTTACAGAACGCCTGTAAAAATTGGAGATATTAAGGTATTAATATCTCGATGTGCTGAAGGAATATATTTACGCTGGTATTTTAATGGCTGGCATTATTTTAACTTCCAGAATGGTTATGATATAACTATGCAAACCGAAAGCATGGGAATCCAGGTAACTAATTTCTTTTCGGTTATTTCAAAGATAGAACGTGACACGAGAATAAAATCTGAATATGCATATCAGGTAACATTGCATGGGATCACTCCCGAAAACGTTCCGGGTTTTACGGGATTGTTGCTGGCGGAGCAGGTCGAACAATACGAAGATGAGCAATGGAGAATTGTTGAAATTACCAGAGGCGATCATCTGATAAAAGAGGAAGGGACGAATGGGTATATCCTTGATTTTGAAATTACCAGAAAGGAACTACCTGATTCGTCTTCGGTTTATCAAAAGAATTTAAGGCTTTATATCGGGGACACTCTTTGTGATATGGATGATGACGAAGTTATACCTGTAAACAAGCAAGTAAATAATATTGCGGAAATGCAGGATAGGCAGTCTGACTTCACGGCTCAGTTCAAAATACGAAAGACACGGGCGATGCGGGCTCTTTTCGAGTTGTCCGGAGAGGTCGGAGCGAATACTCTCTTCCCTTATCGGCAGCACGAATGCCGGGTTGTTCAGGATAATATAGAAATGATTACCAATGGCATATTAATACTTGAGAGAGTTGATGATCAGTATTATTATGTCTCAATCTCTTCCGGGAATATGAATTTTTTCAAGACTATTGAAACATTAAAATTATCTGATCTAACATTGGCTGGGATGGTACATAATTGGAATGCAACTTTTATGGCATCCACGCACGCTTGCACGAGTCCTAATTGTGATATTGTATATCCGTTATGCGAGCCTTCAGATGATGGCAGTATTGCACCCCTTACAGATGATGGGGACAAGGTAGAGATGTACGGAGGTTGGATATGGCCTTTTTGCCGGGTGAAAGCTATATGGGAAGAAATATTTGAGAACGCAGGATATACTATTACGGGTGGTGATATTCTTGACAGTGATATTTTTGAGAAACTGTTTATGCCTATTAGCACACGGAAAAATAACAATACGGATGCTTGGCTTTATTCGATGTTTTGGGGAGGCGCACATGGAGCCACACTTAATGACGTTTTAGGTGCGACTGATTTTCCGGGGACAACACTGATACTTGGCAATGAGCTTTTTAGACTCGGTTGGTATGAAACACCTCTTACAGCTACATATACTATCCATGTAGGGATTATTACTTTAGCAGGAGTAGCAACACTTTCGCTTTGGAATCACGCAGCATACGTTGGGGATTTTCGAATAGTTGATTGGGGCATAGGGATAACGAATTACGAAATAGAATATGTCGGAGTGCCACTCGACCATTTAAACATACGCACGACAGCAGCCTATTATTACTATTTTTCCGTTAATATAACAAAAATAGAGGATGCATTGATAGCATACGGATCAGATGTTGATCCACGTTATCATCTTCCGCAGATGACACAGATAGATTTTGTTAAGATGATCTGTAATTTATTCGGTTTGGTTCCTGAAGTGATAGCACGTGACAGAAAAATAAGATTCTGGAATTATCAGGAACTTTATGACAATATGATCATTGCACGGGATTGGAGTAATTATTTATCTGAACGTGATGATGAGGTAGAGTTCAAGTTCGGAGATTACGGACGCAATAATTATCTGAAATACAAAGAATCACAGGATGTTATAAAAGACAATGGGAAAGGGAATATGCCTATTGAAGATGAAACGTTACCGGAATCAAAGGATATTGTGCAACTCAATGTTTCAACTTGTGATGAGGTAACTATTCTGGAAGATGATTTCAGCGTTGACGTTTCTCGAATAGCATTTAATAAGTGGTACGAAGATAAAACTGACAAGGCTAATTCACATTATGATTCCAATGAGAGCATTGATCCACGTATCGTGTATGTTGATGTTATTCCAATATTTTCACCGCCAGACCCTAAGAGTTTATGGATAAGGCCTACCGCTGCTCCTCTCGCAGGGATATTCGCTGCCCCTTCACTCGAAGTTGTCAATCCAAAGAAAGCATCATCACTCGAAGTGTCGTTCTCGAACCTTATAGTTTACTATGCAAATATTTCAAGGATGCTCACAAAAACCAACCTTCGTAGGTCTAAATTCAATCTTCCGGTTTACGAGGTTGCCGGATTAAAACATAATATACCAGTATATTTGCGACAATACAAGGCTTATTTTTATGTTAACAAGATCAGTAATTATGTTGCAGGGCAATTATGTACTGATGAACTTATAAAATTATAATCATGGCTACAGAAGAAAAAAAATACTTAGTAAATATTGAGAGCAATCTTGACAAGTATATCAAAGAGGCGGAACTGGCAAAAAAGCGAGTTGATGAACTGAAAATTGCCAATATGTTAATGACCAAAGACACGCCACGTGATGAGGTTGAAAGGAATAATGCTGCATTGCGTGACGCACAGAAGGATTACAGGAATGCAACAAAAAGTGTTGATCTGGCAACTCAGGCTAATAAAGCACAATCCGGCAGTTATGAACAACTTTATAAACAATGGCAGTTAGCTCAGACACAGCTTAAGTTAATGGGGAGTGCTTATACTGTTGATGCAAAAGGGATAAGAATATTATCAGATAAATATATAGAAAACAAAAAAGCTGTTGAGGATGCAAAAAGAGCTCTTGATGCTTTCGGGAAAGGTATTGCAGACAATAGGTTGAATGTGGGTAATTATGGTGAAGCGGTAAGTCAGGCATTCTCAGATGTAGGAAAAAGCATGATGGCAATGCTGGGGCCAGCAGCATTAGTGACGGCTGCTGTTGCTCTGGGCAAGAAAATATTTGATGGTTTAAAAGAGGCTATCATGTCAACGACATTTGCTATAAACATAATGAATATTGCAGGAGAAGTAACTAAACAAATATTCTATGATATTGCAATAAATGGAAAATTTAGTGCTGAAAGTATAATGTCAGTCGTACAAGCAACAAGAATATTGAATGAATTAAGAACAGAACAATATAAAGTAGATTATGAGTTAGCAAAAATAAACAGAGAAAGGGCATCCCTTGAATTAACTGCACAAGATCAAATGGAAACCACATCTGTTAAGCTGGCAGCATTAACTGAAACAAAAAAACTGGATGCCATAGCTACAAAAATGGAAACGGATCAATTAAAAAAAGAATTAGCTGCTGTTGTTGATCTTATAAAAACACGCCCTGAAGATGAAAAATTACGTGCAAGAGCTTATGGCTTAATGGCTAAAATAGAAAATGCCTATGCAAGATCCGATCAGGCAATGAAAAGAGTTGAAAGCAGGAGATCAGGATTTCTTAAACAAGAAATAGCCGATCAGGAAAAAAGAGTTAAAATGACTGAGGCATGGTATGAGGAAATTGAACAAACGAATATAGCGAACGCAAAAAAGAAGGACGAGGAAATTAAAAAGGATTTCAAACGCTGGAGTGATTACTGGGATAAGATTGATGCTTTAGAAGTAGAACAAAATAAAAAGAAGGACGCAGGAATCGAAAAAGATTTCAAACGTTGGAGTGATTATTGGGACAAAAGGGATGCTCTGGAAGCAGAACGAAGTAAAAGGGATATATCGGCAGGATTTGAATTACAAAAAATAATGGCGCAGGGCAATCTTGATGTATTAAATATTATTCTTGATAATGAATATAAAGCATTAACTCAAAGTGTTGAATATCAAAGATTGACAAATAATGAAAAATTACTTGCAGATCAACAATATACTGATGCCAAAAGAGAACTTTCATTAATAAGAATGGATCAGCATTTATGGGAAGCTGATTTGATTGGTGATATAGCTGGTTCATTATCTAATTTATTCCAGAAGCAAACAGTGGCTGCAAAAGCACTTTCTGTATCACAGGCATTAATAAGTACATATACAGCAGGCGTTAAAGCAATGGCAGAACTACCATTAGGATCAGGGCCGATTTTACGCTTCCTTACTTTAGCTTCAGTAATTGCTGCTGGTCTGTTACAAGTTAAAAATATACTTGCTGTAAAGGTTCCGGGGGGCGGAGGAGGGGGCGAATCGGCACCGGCAGCAATATCGGCCTCAATGCCTGCAATGAGAATATACGCTCAACCAGTGGGGGCAACTTTCCTGAATCAACCACAATTAACACAGCCACAGATCAATGCATTGCCTAATCAAAATCTTTTGACGGCTGCCGATATAGCTGCTGCAATAAGTAAATTACCACCACCGATAGTGACGGTCGAGGACATAAATGCAAAGACAGCGAGTGTGAGGAAAATTGAGGTTCGTGGAACGATATGAATCTATTTGTATATATAAGCCATAATATTGACTTGATTAAATATCTTGTCCGGATAGGTCTTATTCCTTGCGGCATTTTAAAGCATTGGCAAATTTATAGCAGATACGATTATTATAAGAAGATTGGGAATGAAAATTATAAATCTGTGCTATTTACAGCAGAGGACATGGGTGTACAGGAAAATTGGGTTTATTGTATTATCAGAAAAATGGAGACTGAATTATGAAAATAACACAGGGTTACTCATCTATTACGATGAATGTAATTGGATTTTTAAAAATGCACAAATTAAGATTATATGATAATATGAATGAGCCACTTGTTGTATTTGGCTGTTATTCAGATAAGGATGTAGAGACAATTAAAAATCACAAATCAATCGTAGTAGTTCAATGGGAGGGACTTGATTCAAAAATGAAGAGTAATCCTTCAATTTTTACTGAGAAGAATATAATAAATGTAAGCCCTCATCCCAATATTAAAAAATACCTTGATTCAAAAGGAATACAATGTCATCTAATAAAATGGGCAATCGATGAAACTTTGCAGCCACAAATTTTAGGGAATAAAGTATATAGTTATGTGAATAAAAAAACTCCGGTATATTATGGTGGAACTTTAATTAATAAATTAAATATTCCTTTTGAAATTTTAATTGGCGATTATAGTATAAGTCATACCGATTGGAGAACTGGCGGATGTGATGAATTTTATCCGAAATGTTTTATTGGATTGGCATTATCAGAATATGCAGGGGGTGGGACAAGTATAGTTGAATTAGGATTAAGAGGGATAAAAGTCATTACAAATATATTGAATTTGCCTCATACAATTAAATGGAATACAATTAAAGATATTGAAGATGCCATAAATAAAGAAGCCGAAAATATAGGAAAAATCAATACATCACTTGCAGGGAACGTTTATAATAATGTTCTTTCTGATGAAAAATTAAAATGTTATGATTTAGACCAATTAATAATATGAGAATTTTAGTAACTGCATTTGCATACAATGAAATGAAGTATATCCCGGAAATGGTAAATTACTATCGTAATCAGGGATGCGATCTTTTAATACTTGATAATTATTCCACCGATGGTACATTTGAATGGTTACAGAAAAATGGAATAAAAACGAGGCAGATAAATACTAATGAATCATTTCATTTAGGGATTTTACAAACAGAATTGCTTAAAGATATAAAAAAAGAATCACCTGATTGGGTGGTTTATACCGGGATTGATTTTTATTATATTTTTGATAAGACTATCAGAGAAACAATATTGGATGCTTCAATGCTGGGTCATAATATAATTGAAGTGAGACATTGCACAGCTTACAATACCGGAGAAGAAAGAGGATTGCCGCTTCAGAATTATTTTTTTCACATAGCAAGAAACCGGAATTTGCAACTGATAGCAAAATATGATCAGGGATTTAATATTTTCGCAGATGATATTAAATTAAAATTCCCAAATGTTTTTAAGCCTGATGGGTTTTCTATAAATTATGGATGCTGTAAATCTGCAAAAGAAAGAGAAGAAACATTTGCAAGACGAAAGAAGGCATGGGATAGCGGAATGACAAAGGGTTGGGGAACGCATTATCTTGTCGGGAAAGAAAAGAATTGGATTTGGGAAAAAGAGGAATTAATTGATATTCGTAAAACAGATGATTGGAAATATATTCAAAAAATTTTATTATGATAATTTTAATCACTCCTACTGGCGCACGTCCACGACAAATAGAATTATGTGCACAATTTATGAAAAATCAGGATTACAAAGGCGTTGTCCTTTGGATAATTATTGATGATGCCGTATTAAGAACAACGGATTTTATCAAAGACGATTTCAAAAAAGAATGGATTATTAAAAAAATATATCCTGTTCCTTCATGGAGAATTGGCCAAAACACACAAGGACGAAATATTGCGGCCGGGATAAATTTTATAAAGGATTATAAAGACATTGAAGCGATATTTATTATTGAAGATGATGACTATTACACTCCTTCCTATTTAACAAAAATGGTAAAGAAACTCGAAGGATACGATATTGCCGGGGAAATGTTTACATTTTACTATAACATAATTATAAGAAGATATACTGTCTGTCGGAATACATGGTCGAGTTTATTCCAGACAGCTTTCACTCCGGCAATTATTCCTATTTTGGAAAAATTATATGGAATGAAATTTATTGACATGGAACTTTTTAAATTAGTAAATAACAAGAATCTTTTTAAAGACGAGTATCTGGCAATAGGAATAAAAGGGCAGCCCGGGAGGGCAGCGGTCGGCCGTGCACATGGTCGGATAATGTCGTGGACAGCCGATCCTGAACTGAAAAAATTAAGATCATTAATTGGAGAAGATGTAAATTATTATCTTAAATATTATGGCATGGATTTCCGATCAAATATTTTAACTGGAAGAAAATCATTGCTCCACAGAAAATGAGAATAGCAGTATTGGGCCTCGGAGAATCGAGAAGTTTGTTTAATTCATCAGAGTATGAATTATCAATAGGTGTTAATGATATTTGGAGATATATTCATACGGATTATGTTGTCTGTGTAGATTATCCACGAGCTTTTACACCAGACAGAATAAAGGTGATTAATGAATGTAAGCCAAAGATATTTTTCAGTCAGTTCCTGCAATGGGAAACGAGGCCGGATTTTGAGAAGATTCATATAGCGGCCGGATATCCGGATTTTATTTGCAACCTGGATCAACTGACTTATCAGAAATCTTATTGCAGCCCGTTTATTGCCACGCAGGTAGCATACAAGAGGTTCGGGGCGACTGAAATACATTTGTTTGGTGTCGATCTATTAAATCATCCGCATCTTAATATTACCTTATGTGCCAAAATCAAAGTTCATTTTACTAATCTGAAGAAAGCTTTGCAGTTGAAGGGGTGCAAATTAATTATTTATGGCGAGGGAATTCTAAAAAATATTTAAAGATTTATTTGTTTATATCAAATATTGTGTATCTTTGTAATTGAGAATGACAAAATGCAAAAAATTATTATTTACAATATTGCCCCGCGGCATTAATCCCATTGAAGTCTGGTCATTCTCCTTTGATGGTTTTTTGTTGCGGGGCACGTTCTTTGAATCATTACATTTAAGATAACCATTGGCACAAAGTGAATCACAAATGGAAAGACAACCAATGACTAAAAGTGAATCAGGATGTTTAAGATAACCAGGAAGCGGAAGTGAATCATAATAAACAAGATACCCAATATGCTTAAGTGAATCAGAACGTAAAAGACAACCATTAAAATAAAGTGAATCATATATGTTAAGATAACCATCGTTGATAAGTGAAGCTTCTGAGAAATCAGGAGCTTTTTTTATGCTCAAAAGTTACTATCCATTTATGAATAGTAAAATAATCTCATTGTGATTTACTTTTGTCTCATAATTAAATCAAAAGACTATGAATCCGATGGGTGTTTGTTCAGCTTATACTTATATTGATCAGGTTCTATTTATTATCAATGACAATAGTTATCCGGATATAGCTAATGATTTCTGGTATAATTTATTTGGCTGTGGTGGCAATTAATATGGAACCTGCAATCCTTAAAATATACAGTGATATTGGAGAATCACTTCCTGATACATTCATGGGAGAAGGAGCACAATCTATTTCTGCAAAAGATGTATCACAATTTCTTGATGATAACAAAGAGGCAACTGAGATTAATATTCTCATTAACTCCCGGGGTGGAGATGTTCAGGAAGGATGGGCAATACATGATCTGCTCAAAAATTCCGGAAAGAAACTAAAAACTATTGGCGAAGGCAAAATTTATTCTATTGCCACTATCATATTCCTTGTGGCAGATGAACGTGAGATAATGAAAAATGCCGATGGTCTGATTCACAATCCCTTTATCCCCCCTTACACGCTTGCTGATAAATATGAATCCGATGATCTTGAAAAGATTGCCGAAGAATTGAAGCAAGAGGAAGAGAAAATACTTGATTTTTATGTGGAACGTACAGGTACCCCGGCCGACAAACTTGCAGAATATATGAAAGAGAACACGAAGTTATCAGCAGAGGATATGCTTAGTCTTGGTTTTGCAACTAAAATAATTGAGCCTGTTAAGGCGTATGCAATTTTTAAACCGAAAATAAATTCTATTATGGATTCAAAAGATGTAAAAACATTCGGAGAAAAGCTCGACACTATCATTTCAAAGATAGCAGCCTTCTCCCGGCTTACTACCATTGATCAGACTTTAAAAGACAAGGATGGCAAGGAGTTCAAGCTTGAAAAAGAAACCGGAGCGCCTGCTGTCGGAGACAAGGCTTCTCCCGATGGGACTTATGTTATGGCAGACGGCAAAACGATAGTCATAACAGACGGTGCAGTATCGGAGATCAAAGAACCTATTGCAGCCAAGACGGAACTTGAATTGGCAAATGAGAAGATAGCCGATTTGCAATCTAAACTCGATGCTGCCGAGAAAGAGAAGCCTGATCTTGTTGCTGTTGAAGCATCATTTAAGGCGAAAGAAGCACAAGCAGTCGCTCTCGCTACTGAACTTCAGGGCATGAAAAATTCATGGATTCCTGAAGGGAGGACTAAATTTAGTTCTGCCGAAAAAGTCGGATCGATTGACCTTAACAGGGTACGTGAACTGAAAGAAAAATTAACTTCAAAAACTGAATAATATGTCACAGACATCACCAGTGTGTGGACACACACTCAACTTAGACAATCTTCACTTCACTCCTGATGAACTCAGGTCATTGAATGAACTGGTTGTAACTGCTGTTCTCGAAGCACCGGAACTTTCGTCTTTCCATACCCTTGTTACCGGAATAAAGAACGATAGACGAATCGGAATAATCCCGGGAACATTCGGGCTGGTGGGGAAAGCTGCCCAAGCTTGCGATCCGGTAGCTCAGTGTTACGAGGATGTAGCTATTGAAAAGACATGGGAACCTCGTTATCTGGAAGTCATTATAGATATGTGCGTGGATGAACTGGCAGATACATTGATGAAGCTCGCAATTAAATGCGGGGTTGATCTTTATGATCTGACCAAAACGGAGATCTTCACATTCATTCTGAACATTCTTTCAAAGGACATTTCGAAGATGGTTTTCCGTCATGCATGGTTCGGAGATCAGAATGCTGCACAGCTTCCGGCAGGAATTTTAACTCCGGGGACTGATCCTGCTTTCTTCAATGTCATTGACGGCTTCTGGGTTCAATTAGCAGCCGTGTATGCAGCTAATCCCTTACAGCTTGCAGCACTACCGGGGAATACGCAGTTAACTTATGCCTTACAACAGTCAGTAGCAACTCCTGTATTGATGTATGCCGCAGTAAACAATGTAATTGATTCTGCTGTTTCCGAGCTGGCAGCACAACCTGATAGGGTTCTCCTTGTCACAAGGTCAGTAATGGACAGGTTACGCAGACAACTACAGGCACTTGGAACAGCATTTCAGGACTACAAACTGATGATCAACGGGCTGGAATTTGCTACATGGGACGGAATTAGAATCGTATCTATTCCTTTATGGGATCAATGGATCAGGGCATACGAAAATAACGGAGCGAGCTGGAATGATCCTCACAGAGTTGTTTACACAACTGTCTCCAATCTAAATATTGGGATGGCCTGTACTTCACTATTTGATAATATTAATTCGTTTTACGATCCGAGAAGTCGTTACAACAGGATTGAGGCAGTTGATGCTTTCGATGCCAAAATTATTGACGACAGGCTCTTCATGGTAGGACGTTAAAAACTGACGATATGACAATAGGTTGTAACCAAATTGTAGATTGCATCCTTAAAAACTGTGAGAACCTTGTTCCAGGGATTAAGGATATAGCGTATTTCATTAACTATGATTGTGTAGATAAGGATGGAAGCACATTTGACGAAGATAATTCTTTATTATGTACTTCACTTCTCCTGAAAGAAACATCTCCACCCTGCTATGCATATTGTGTACAGGGATATAATTTCTCGAATGAACATACCGTTGCGATGGTCAAAAAGACTTATCAAAAGGTATGGGATCATAATTTTATTTTCAGGATATTCGATAATACTCCCGAAGTGAAATTATGGATTCAGTCAGCCGTTGACAGCCGTTTCATGATTGTCATTGAGAACAATTACAATAAACCTGGTGCTACTGCTGCTGATGATGGCAGAACTGTTTTTGAAATTCTGGGATGGGATTTCGGACTGGAATTGAATGCAGTGGAACGAAATGTCAACGATGAGGAGTTACTTGGCGGATGGTTGCTCACTGCCGGATGTTCTGATAAATTGAAAGAGTCACTGCCTCCACTTTCGTTTTTCGCAGCAACTATTGCAGCAACAAGGGCTGCTTTGGCTGAACTCGTAGCGCCTTGCTGCCCGGAAGAATTCCAGCCATTACCACCGGCTTAATATGAGTGCGGATTAAGTTCCGCATTTCTTTAATGATTGAGGAAGTAATATCATTCGCCCGTGAATATATTAATAAGCCTGCATACAGGACGGCTGAACGTAAAGCGAAGATAAGAGAAGCGTTAAAGCAATTAACCGGAGAAATAATTATAATTTCATGTGGAACATGTTACATAGAGGCATTATATAAAATTTTAAAACGTACAACGATGGCAACAAGCAAATATGAATTAAGAAGAGGAGTCGTTTTACAGGTGTTTGGTGATCCTACCAAGACCTGCACTAACAATACTTTGACTGATGAACTCGCAGAATGGTATCTGACATACCATCCGGAGAAAGCTGTTTACTTTATACGGAGGCCAGCGCCGAAAGTGCCTGTTATCCCTGCCGGGATCAAGATAATTCCACCTGCTCCGAAAGTAGAAGAAATTATCCCGGAAGAGAATTTACCGGAACAGATTATTAATGCGGTAATTCCAGATAAACCAGTCAAGGAGCCTGCAAAAAAGAAATCCTATAAAGCCAAAACGTAATGAAAGTATCCGCTACAAAAACAGCACAGAGAGTTGAGCGGAACATTTACATTACTTCAAAAGGAATTAAGGGATACGGCACAAATAATGATTATCCTCAAAAGGTATTAGAGATTGTAAATAGTTCCGGAACAGGCAAAACCTGTATGGATATTTATGTTAAATTTGTCGAGGGTGCTGGATTCTTAGACGAGATATTATCTAATACAGTTTTAAATTCCCGTAAGGAGCGGGCTGATTCCCTGCTCCGCAAATTCACAAAGGATCTTAAAAATTTCAATGGTTTCGCCTGTAACGTTAAATATGACGGACTTGGACTACCTTCTGAATACTTTAATATTCCATTTGAGCATTGTCGGATCGAGATAAGATCAGACGGCACGTACACGGGGAGAATTGCTGTTCATCCTGACTGGACGAATATCACTGGCAGAACATTCAGAATGGCGGATGTGAAATTTTTTAATCGTTTTGATCCCTTTAAAGTTATTGATGAAATGACTGAGGCCGGAGGTCCGGGGGCTTATTTGGGTCAAATATTTTACTTCACGGCAGATGGCGATCTGGAATATCCCATTAGTCCTTTCGATCCTATTGTTACTGATATGCTCACAGAAGAAAGTGTTTCGACTGTCAAGCATCGTAATGCAAAGTTTAATTTTCTTCCTGCAGGGATATTGGTAAGAAAAGGCATTAAGCCGAGAACACTTGATAATGGTTCGATTGATCCAAATGATCCTTATAATCAAGAGCAGCAAGCAAGTTCTGATTGGATTGCAAAAGCACAGGGAGATATGAATGTCTCAAAAATATGGGTAGTTGATGTTGATGCTGATGAGGAGGTTCCTGTCTTAATTCCTTTTGATGCAAAAAATTACGATAAGGAATTTGACTACACGGAAAAATCTGTTCAGGAGAATATCGGGGCGATGTTTATGATTCCGCCTATTTTGAGAGGTATAGATGTAGGTGCAGGATTCGGAAGTGAATTAGTCGCACAAGCTTATAATTTTATGAACTCCATTACCGGGAATGAACGCAGGATGCTCGAAACTGCCTTCCGGGATTTGTTAGAATATTATATAATTAAATTTGCTGATTTTACAATCAGTCCTTTACAATATGTTGCACCAATAAGCCAGCCGCAATGATAGCACTTGTAACAAAAGCCGATCTGGACAACTTTAAGTATATAGCCGATAGCATCAAGAATGCTACTACATGGCCGCAGTTTGTTTCGGAGGCCCAGATATTGGATATCAAATCATGGCTAACGGATGCTCTATTGCTTGAAATTGTCGGACAGGCTTCCACATTGCCTACTACAATATCAGTTAATAATCAGAAGCTTTTGGATGGAGGCATTTACACTTATTTATCAAAGACGTATTATTTTCAAGGACTTAAAGCATGCATCCTATATTATGCCTTTGCCCGGTTTACTAACCGCACTTCATTCAATTATACGGCAGCAGGGGTTGTATTGAAAGACAGTGATTTTTCAACTCCGGCCACGACAAAGGATATTCAGCGACTTGAAACGGAGGCTAGACTGACTGCGGATGCTATCAAATGCGAAATAATAACATTCTTAAACAGAAAATATGCTGATTATCCGCTATGGGCTTCTTCCGGATGCGGAAGTCGTTGCAGCGATAACAGACCTTTCAGGGTCATTGGTGAATAAAGTTAATAAATATGAAAGAAATAGATATACAACAAAATGTTCCGGCAATAATCAGAATAGAACTTACTGACAATAATTATATTCCTGCTATTCCTTATGTTATTACCGGCAAAACAATATTTATTTCAGTTAAAGAAGAAACGAATTTTGATCTTGATGATACAAAAGCTATAATCACAAGCAAAATCACAGCTCATACTGATCCGGCAAATGGGATAACAGAATGGATTTTGACGGCAGCAGAAACAAAACAGGCTCTTGGAAGATATAAAGCTGATGTCAGGATTTATACCGATGCTACAAATTATGTCAATTCTGAATCGTTCTACATTAATATTATTCCTGTTGTAACACAAAGACTCATATAATGGATCATGGTATTTCAATATCTGTCAAATCACAATCAATCGGTATAAATACAGGAGGATTACAATCAATTGGTGTAAAAGTATCAGGAGGATCAAACCTTCCTGCGCCGGTAGCGGAGAATGATTTTATAGTTGCAAATACAGGACTTAATTGGATTAAAAAGACATTAGGTGAAATAAGAACAATTCTCGGACTTGGTTCGGCTGCTTATACTGAGAGTACTGATTATGCAGATTCAGTCCATGCTCATGATGAAGACTATGAACCTGCAAATACAAATATTCAGGAACATATAGCAGATAATACTCAGGCACATTCAGATTATCTTTTGAATACAGGCGATACAGCAACGGGAGTTTATAATTTTGATACAAATACTTTTGTTATTGATAGTATAAATCATAGAGTTGGAATTGGGACGACGGAACCTGGGGGGACTTTAGAAATAGGTAGCGGGCAATTACTTATTCCAAAGGGTCTTTCAACAGCCCCCGCTATTGCATTCTCTGGCGACAAAGATACGGGTATGTGGGCGAGTATGGCAAGCAGGTTGGGTTTCGTAGTTGATGGAACTCAAGTTATGACCGCGTCTCCAACATGGTTTCAATTTCAAGTGCAAATGCAAACTACTCCTGGGACAGCGGCCGCTCCTGGATATTCCTTTAGAAATAATGCTGATACAGGAATGTTAAGTCCAGGCGATACTCATCTTGCTTTTAGTGTTGGTGGTACTGAAAAAGTAAGAATAGAAGAAGGCGGCAACGTCGGCATCGGAACAGCAACTCCAAACGCAAATGCAATATTAGATATCACAAGTATTACTAAGGCATTTATGCCACCGAGAATGACTACTACCCAAAGGGATAATATTCCTTCACCAACAGAAGGAATGGTTATATATAATCTTACTACTCATGTGCTCAATTTCCACAATGGTACAGCATGGGACGCAGTATAAATATGACACAAGCCATGCAAAACATGTATAACAAAATTTAAATAATATATATTAATTTAAATAATAATAGGAGACTAAAAACATGGCACAACCAATAAGAACAATCGGAAACATGAACATCACACGGGTAGTACCTGTGGATTTAAGCGAGGATGACTTCATAGATGAAAATGGTTTTTTCATCAGAGCAGCAGGTAATGGTGGCGATATAAAATATTGCCCTGTGGGGAACGAAAATTCCGAAGCTATTACAAAGAATTTTGCAGGATCGGATATCTTTGTTGATCCCGAAGTGTGCAGAAGGATTTTTGCGGTTGGCACTGATGCGACTGAAATTTATGCGGGATATGGTGTGTGATGGGAATACGAATCGGAATCGGGCGAATAGTAATCGGAGGAATAGCAGAACCGATAATTGAAATAATTCCTGCTAATGCACTACTTAATGATGATGGTACACCAATTCTGAATGATGATGGATCATATATATTAACAGACGATTAAAATGAAAAAATTATTATTATTAATATCTCTTGCTATTAGCATAGGAATAAATGGGCAGAAAATAACAAATTTAACTGAAGCCACCACGGCTCCGACAGGTTCCTTACTTATGGTGAGATCAGGGACAACAGGAAATCTTATCAAAAGGATTACCGTGGATAATTTATTATTAAATTATATAATCAGTGCTGACACGGCTGCAATGTTAGATAAATATCTGCGTAAACAGCCTATTGATTCTCTTGGGACTGTTGGGACGGCGGTTGGATTTTATAATAGCGCAGGAGATACAGTTCCTCCTTATATACCTTATGCAAACAGGGCAGATTTGGTAGCTGTATTAAGAGATCTTGGTGTAACTATGTTTACTGACAAATATCAACTTGTATATAACGCACTTGATATTAAGCCGGATAGCGACACCGCACATTATCAGAATGATATGGTATATAGTCTTGACAGTGCAGGATATTGGGACAGGGGAAAATTACTTTATGTTGCTGCACAAAGAAGCACGGCAGGAGCTAAGATTAACTGGATAACGCCGGGGACTTATAATCTTACTGATCCCGGCAGTACTGTTCCATCATTTATTAAATATCAGGGGTTTGATATGGATGGTTCGTCTGATTATTTTTCAACAGATTATGTTCCTGTTACTGATTCTTTACTCGCGAGTAGTCCTGCTAATTATATTGGAGTAAATTGTACAACATTGTCTGCATGGACATTAACAGGATTAAGCGCAGGCGGCAGAACTGTAATTGGTGCATTTTCCGGTACTGGTATTGGAACACACCTCGCTACATTAAACTCAATAGCTACAAAGATTAATTCAGTATCAAATTCAGTTCTTGGTGCCCAGACAGATGGGAATGGATATACGATGGCAACAAGACGAGGAAAGACAGAACTTGAAGGATATTTTAATGGTGTTATCAATGGGACAGATAATGAAGTAAGTTATTCTCTGCAAGATGATGCTTTATTTGTTGGAGCTCTTAATGATGATGGAGGGAGTGTTTTATATTTTTATGACGGTATTATTTCGATAATACTGGTTATGGATGATGTTTCGGATGCCGATGCACTTGGAATTTTTAATATTTTCAATCATTTTATGAATCACATGGGACTGGGATTATGAAAAAACTTATATTCATACCGTTACTATTTCTTTCAATTTCTACCTTTTGTGGGTTGCGTTATGTTTCTACAACGGGTACAGATGATACTTATCCCACTCGTGGAACATTTGCTAATCCCTGGTTAACTTGGAACTATGCTTTTAATCATACCCCTTCAAGTGATACCTGTTATTTCAGAGGAGGTATCTATGCAACTTCTACTGGTGTATTAGTGGAGGGGCCGGTAAATGATGGTACTCACGATCACCCCACTTGTTTTTTTGCTTATCCTGATGATTGGGATGCTGGTAATTATCCTGTTCTTGATTGCTGGACAAAACCTGATGTAGGTTACGAACAAGTCGGAATAGCACTAAGGAGGTTAAGTTATTATCACTTAAAAGGATTAACAGTTAAGAATGTTCAACAACATACTTCTGATGATTTAGCTATCGGTATATATATTTCTTTTACTGCAAATCCCGCTTATAATGTTAATAATATAATATTTGAAAATTGTACAGTTCATGATTGCGGAGGACACGGATTTTATGCGAGTTTTTATGATACATTATATTTTGTTAATTGTGATGCTTATAATATTTGTGATAGTTTAACTACATACGATCCCGGCGGGTGGGGTACTGGATTTGGACTTTATTTTAATTACTATACAGGTTCAGATAAATCTTATGCTGAATTAAAAGGTTGCAGGGCATGGCAATGTGCAGATCAGGGGTTTTCAGCTATAAGTAAAGGATTAGTAGTTTATGATAGTTGCTGGGCAGTAAACAATGGTAATATGCCCTTTCCCACAAATATTCATACTAAAGGTAGTGGATGGAAATCGTGGGAAAGGTATAACAAGAATCCTGCTATCGTACAACTAATCTGGAAAAATTGTATTGCTGTCGATAATGAATTTCGTGGATTTAATGGTGCCGATGAGGATGGCAATCATGAAGAATTAAGAATACACTTTTATAATAGTTTTGCATATCGTAATGGTAAATTACATTATAACGGATCAACTTCCGGTCATGGATTTCTTGATTGGACAAATGTGGATACAGTAGGACGATGGGATCACTGGTATGTGAATAATCTGTCATTTGATAATTATGGTCATTCGGCTTGGGGATCAGAAGGAGATATAGTGACCGGAGCATATCAACAAGCGACTAATTATTGGGACCCGACATCATCTGTTACTGCTGCTGATTTTGTAAGCCTTGACACAACAGGTTTATGTGGGCAGAGACAATTGCCAAGTTTTAAACTACCAATCACCACTTTTGGTCATCTGGCATCAACATCAAATCTCATTAATGCAGGAACAGATGTGGGTTTACCTTATAACGGTGCTGCTCCTGATGTCGGATGGGTGGAATACGAACCACAAGACCCGCCAGTTGATCCAATAGTTATCGTAATTGTAGATGTTTCCGCAGGAGCAAGACAGGCAACGATAGGATGTAACGTTACGGATGATGGCGGTGGAACAGTATCAGATCGAGGTGTATGTTGGAGTGAATCTGCTGATCCTGATTTAAGTGATAGTCATAACCATAACGGTACTGGCACTAGTGCTTTTAATTCATATATAACAGGACTATTGCCAAATACTACTTATCATGTAAGAGGGTTTGCAACTAATGAAGCAGGTACGGGATATAGTGCAGATTCAGAGTTTATGACAACTTCCGATGCGGGACTTGGTGGTGATGTCGTATTTAGTCCTGATGGGAAGCCTTTATTTATTTACGATAATGTCAGTGGAACTTGGAAAATATTAGTAAAATGAAAACGATGAAA